GAAGCCAGCAACATCATGCTCGCAACCCCCGGCGGGCGCATCTTGTTCCGGATGCACCACGGCAAACACCAAGGCGGCCCATCCGCGGGCCACCAGATCGCGGCACGCCTCAAGGGCGGCAAGTGAAGCCCAGGCCGATCAAGCCACGGCCCGTGAAGAGACCCAGCAAACCCAGACGGTGACCTGACGCTGCCCGCGTCCACACGAAAGGACGCGGCCATGACGTCGGTGATCCCTGCACCCGTGAAGGTCTTCTACTGGCTCGCTGACTCTTCCGGGTGCGGTTGAACGGCTACTACCGTTGCATGCTCCCCGGCCACGCCTTGGCCCAGCGCGGGCATCAGGTCGCCATGGGCGAGCGCATGCCCGACTGGGTGCAGGATGGCGGCTGCGATGTGATCATCGCGCAGCGCACCTGTATGCCGGGCCCAACAGCGCTGTGGCAGAAGCTCGCGCGCGAGGGCAAAGCCAAGCTCGTGCTGGAACTCGACGACGACCTGTGGAACGTCGAACCCCACAACCGAGGCGCCCACCAGCTCTACGCACAAGGCGTGTTGCGCGACCAGTGGGGCCAGATCACCGAGACGGGCCATCCGGTCAGCCAGAACCTGCGGGACAACATCGCCGTCGCTGACGTGGTCACCGTGTCGACGGAACCGCTCGCGGACATCGTGTCGCAGTGGAACCGCAACGTGCACATCCTGCCCAACTGTGTCCCCTCGTGGCTGATCGATGTGCCGGCGCCGAACCCGTACCCGGATCGGCTCACGTTGGGTTGGGGCGGCAGCCCATCGCACACCCGCGACTTCGGGGAGATCGCCAAACCGTTGCGCCGCGTGCTCCAACGCTTCGGAGACGCCATCGAGTGGCACTGCGTCGGACCGGACTACACCGGGCGCGTCGCATCGAACCGCGGCAGGACACGACACACGGGCTGGTTCGACGGCGTAGAGGACTACCTCCGCGGCATCGACTGGCACATCGGCATGGCCCCGCTACGGCCTTCGACCTTCAACGACTCGAAGTCGTTTTTGAAGCTGCTGGAGATGGCCGCATTGGGCATCCCCGCGGTCGTGTCCAACACCGGCCCGTACAAGCGGGCAGCGGACGCCGGCGCGCCCTGCATACCCGTCAACGACGGCAAGGAGTTCGAGGCCGCGCTGACCGAACTGGTCCAGTCCCCGGAGCAGCGCTCCACCCTCGGCAAGACAGCCCGCGAATGGGCGTCGGAGCGGGTCATCGACAACCACGTTCACCGCTGGGAGGAAGCGTATGTCGGCTGAGCAGACCTTCGGGCCGAAGAACATGACACTCCACGAGATCGCGGAAGAGTTCTACCGCTGGGGTGTCGCAGACGCACAGGACAAAGCCAGGGGCAAGCAGTTGCTGTCTGAAGCGGATGTTCCGATGCTGTCCAGCCGCGAGGAGTTGACGGTGGGCGGCATCTCACTGGCTGATGTCCGCAACGCCGTGTGGGAAAGCCGCCGGTGATCCGCCACTACTACCACGTGTACGCGGACGGCCAGTGGAGCGAACCCGTCGACGAACACCTCGCCGCTCTGGGCAGCATTACCGAGCCGATGACGGTCACGGTCGGCGTGGTCGGCTCGGAGGAGAACCGCACGGACGCGATCCGGCACATCTTCACCCGCTGCGCGCGGATCGACCGCTTCGTCGAGGCCGACACCGGCTGGGAGCAGGTCACACTCCAGCGCCTCCGCGAGGATCTGGCCACGGGCCATAACGATCCGGTCGTGTACGCCCACACCAAAGGTGCATCGGACTGGTCGGAGATCAACGTGGTGTGGCGACGCTCCATGACCCGGCATGTGGTCGGACGCTGGCGGGAATGCCTCGACCACCTCCGCCACGTAGACGCGGTCGGCTGCCACTGGCTCACCCCCGAGCAGTGGCCGACCCTCGTCACAACCCCGTTCTTCGGCGGCAACTTCTGGTGGGCCCGAGCCAGCTACCTGCGCACCCTGCCGCAGCTGCAGCTCAACGACCGGTGGGACGCCGAAGCCTGGATCGGGCTCGGTGACCCCACCACCTTCGATCTACTTCCCGGCTGGCCCAGCCTGACCCTGTGCGCGGAGGAACACCATGCGGCATGACCTCGAAACCGTCGAGCAGTGGTGGACCCAGCATTGGGCACACTTCGTGATCTCCCTCGTCATGTCCGAAACGTGGGTGCCTGATGCACGCTGAAGCCCACGACGGTGCCCGGAAGATGCTCGCCGCCTCCGGTCTCGACCCCAACGGTGTGTACCGCGGCCTCGACCTTGGCGGCTGCGACGTGAACGGCACCGCCCGCGACCTGCTCCCCAACACCACGTGGGTCGGTCTGGACATCTCCCCCGGCCCGGGGGTGGACATCGTCGCCGACGCCCGCACATGGCAGCCCAACCAGTGGTTCGACGTCGTCCTGTCCACCGAACTGTTGGAGCACGTCACACCGTGGCAGAAGTGCGTCTACACCGCCCGGAAGGCGTTGAAGCACGGCGGTGTTCTGATCCTCACCTGCGCTGGCCCCGGTCGCAGCCCACACAACTGCCGCGGCTACGACCACATGGGCGAGAACGAGCCATACAACAACGTCGACCCGATCATCCTCGAACGCGTCCTGTCCGGCCTGTTCGGCGAATGGCAAGTCAGCTTCCAGGCGGAGCACTTCGACACCTACGCATGGGCACGCGCCTGAGAGGGGCAGTCGTGGCAGAGCAGATGTGGACCGTCAACACCGTGTCGGGCGACCAGCATGTGTGGGTCGGCGACATCGAAGAGATGGCTACCAGAATCAACGACGCCTTCGCTGATTACAGCAACGGCAACCAGTTCATGTTCCTTCGCTGCCAGGGTGGAGCGCTCATCAACCTCGCCCACGTCGTGTCGATGGTTCCGGTCGGGTGAATGTGGCACACTCCATCGGCATCCGCGCCCTGGCCGATGAGCTGAACGTGTCACCCCAAATGATCAAAGACTTCGTTCACGCCGGCCACCTCGAAACGGTGAACGGGCGCGTGTCTAAAGACTCCGCAGACAACCTGCGGTGGCACCTGGCGCTCGCCAGGACAGACACGAGCGAGGGGGTAAACGGTGAACAGCAGGGACTTCTGAGTTGACGGGTGGGGGGTGCGTTATGGGACGCCGCACCTTCTACCCCGACCAGTTCGTGCTGGACGACTACCTGTCCCGGTTCGATCCGCGTCTGCTGGAAGACGCCGACGGCCGGCGAATCCTCACACGCCTCGATCCACTCCTTTTCACCCTCTGCTACCTGGGAAAGCACCTCTCCTCACCGGAGACCGGTGGCGAGATCAGCTTCAGTGACTTCCACCTTGACGTGTTCGACGATGCCCGCCGGCTGGCGCGAGGGTTGACGGAACCACAGGCTGATCGATCGGCTTACATCGCCCCGAGATCGGCCGGGAAGAGCACCCTGCTGTTTCTGGCGTTGCCGCTCTGGTTGGCCGCGCACGGTCACCGACGCTTCGTAGCGGCCTTCGCCGACGCTGGGACGCAGGCCGAACTTCACCTCCAGACGTTCAAACGCGAGCTGGAGACGAACGAACTGCTGAGGCAGGACTTCCCGGACCTGTGCACCCCGGCCAGACGCAAGCAGGGCTCTACCGCGGCTGACAACCGCGCCATGTACCAGGCGGCGTCCGGGTTTGTGTTCGCCGCCAAGGGGATCGACGCGAGTTCGCTCGGCATGAAGGTGGGCGACACCCGCCCGGACCATTTGATCTTTGATGACGTCGAACCCGACGCCTCAAACTACTCCGCTGGGCAGAAGGAAAAACGGCTCTCCACCATCATCAAAGCCGTCCTGCCTCTCAACATCTACGCCTCCGCCACCCTGGCCGGCACCATGTCCATGCCGGGCTGCATCGTGCACGACCTCGTGGACGCCGCGAACGGCCTGCCGCACCCGGAGTGGGTGGATGAGGAGAAGTGGCACGCCTACCACTACCGGGCCATCGTCACCGACCCCGTGACTAGTGTGGAGCGCTCCCTGTGGCCGGAGAAGTGGTCACTGGAGTGGATGCAGACGGTGCGCCACACGCGGGCGTTCCGGTCGCAGATGAACAACGAGCCCGACGCGTTCGAGGGTGCCTACTGGGTGGACTCCGACTTCAAGATCGGCACACTGGAACGGCCCACGGCGCAGGTACTCAGCATCGACCCCGCGGTGACCACCAAGGAGAAATCGGACTACACGGCGCTCGCACTGGTGGCCTACGACCGGCACTCCGACCAAGCGTGCGTTTTGAACGTTTGGAACCGGCGCATCCCACCCGGAGAACCACTCCGTGAGTTGGTACTGGCGATCCTCGACGAGTACCCGCAGACACTCGGGGTGCTGATCGAGACCAACCAGGGCGGGGACACGTGGAAAACCATCCTGCATGACCTCCCGGTGCGGGTGGACACAGTGCACCAGACCGCGGCGAAGGAACTCCGCGCCGAACACCTGCTCAACCACTACCAGCGCGGCCGTGTGCTGCACGCCCAGCGGATTCCGGTGCTGGAAAACCAGATGCTCGCCTTCCCGGGCGGCGCATTCGATGACTGCATCGACAGTGTTGGAACTGCGGTCGAGGCTCTCCGTCCCCGTCCGAAGCGCGGTACCGCGAACGTCCGCACAGCAAGCTACGTGTAGGGGGTGACTGGTGGCTGTTTTGATGGAGCCCGAGCCCCAGCAGACCGCGGATGTGGATCTCGCGCAGGCGTTGAAGGAGATGCGCAAGGCACGCCCGGACTACGACAAGGCGGAGGACTACTACTGCGCGGATGTTCCGGAGATTTTCGCGTCCGCTCGGATGCGGCGGGCGATGCGGCGGAGTGGGATCAACTACCAGCTGAACCTCGCGCGGATCGTGGTTGAGAGCGTCGTGGACCGGCTGGAGATTTCCGCGATCACGTCCGATGACGAGTCCGGCCCGAACGACCTGATCCAGCAGGTCATGGAGTGCAACAAGTTCCAGTTGCAGGGCACGAACGTCCTGCGGCGGGCGTGCGAGTTCGGCGACGCCTATGTGATCGTGTGGCCGCGGGAGAACGCCTCCTCGGTGGGCGGCGTGTATCAGCCTGAGGACATCGCGATCTGGTACCAGGATCCGCGCACTGTGCGTGTCTTCTACTCCGACGACAACCCCTTGGAAGTCGAGTTCGCGGCGAAGAAGTGGGAAGAGAACGGCCGCACGAGGGTTGACCTGTACTACGCGGACCGGATCGAGTCGTTCGTATCGAAGAAGCAGGGGAAGGCGAAGAACGCCGCCGACTTCGAACCCACCACGGGCAGCAACCGGGACGACTCCGACGCGGACGCCGACGACGACAACCCCGCGCACATCACGCCCCACAACCTCGGGTGTGTGCCGGTGTTCCACTTCCGGACGGGTGCCGATCAGTATGGGGAGCCGGAGCACCGCGGCTTTTTCCCCGTCACAGACATGATCCACAAGCTGGCGATTTCCCACATGGCCGGCGTGGACTACCAATCCTTCCCGCAGCGCTACGCGCTGATGGACCCCGACAGCGACACGTCCGAGGCCGCCCGGCTCGATGAAGGCCTGTACTCCTTCGAGATGCAGCAGGGCGGCACCACCGAGCCGTACGGCACCGAGGCACGCTCCCAGTTCAAAGCGGACCCCGGGTCTGTGTGGATGGCGCCTGGCATCAAAGGCTTCGGCCAGTTCGACGCCGCGGACCCGAAAAACTTCACCGATCCGATGGAGTTCTACATCCGTATGGGCGCGACGGTGAGCAACACGCCCCTGCACTATTTCGACCCGTCCGGTGATGCCCCGTCTGGTGAGTCTCTGCGGACGGCGGAGGCGCCGTTCATCAAGAAGGTCGAGAACCGCAAACTGTCGTTCGGGGACACGTGGCGCGAAGTGTTCACCCTCGTGCTTCAGATGCTCGGCCACGACAAGGCCAAGGTCGTCGTGCACTGGAAACCCTCTGCGTCGAACGATGACGAGTTCTCGTGGCAGGTCGCCCAGCTCAAGCAGGCAGCCGGCGTGCCGGTGGAACAAACCCTGCTGGAGAACGGCTACACCGCCACCCAGGTCGAGGAGTGGGAACAGGACGGCCAGCAGGGGATGCCGCAGAAGGTGGCGTTGATGCTGCAACTCGGCGAGGCTGTCGCATCCTTCTCCACGGGCGTCGCCGCTGGCGTCATCACCGCAGACCAGGTGAATCAGATCATCGTGAAGCTGATCGGAGACGTGGCCGATGACGACTCCGATGGTTCCGGCGAGTCCACCGACTAGCGTCCCCGAGCAGATCCAGCAGCACGACGAAGCGGCGTTGGCGTTGGAGACCGCGGCAGCAGTCGCGGCCACTGCGGGACTGCGCGACCAGTTGCAGGCCTTGACGCGCGGCTGGTTGCTGGCGTGGCAGAAGACGTTCGGCGACCTCCACACCAAACAGTCCGGGCACCAGTTCGCCTCGTTCATGCAGCGCGTACAGCGGGACCTCGGGCAGCTTCGCTACGACCCGTCGACCGCGCTGCATGACTACATCGAGCGCGCGCAGAAGCTGGGCGTGAAGCAGGGGTTCGCGGAGGCCAAGGCCAAACCCGTGAAGCTGCCGGTGAAGCCGCCGCCGCAACTCTCGCTGGACGCGATTCAGGCGACCGCGAGAGCGCAGCAGCGCATCGCCACCGCGGCAGCGCTCGCCAGCACAGCGCAGGATGGGTCGTTCACCGCGGTAACACAGGCCGCGGCGCCGGCACAGCAGGCCGCGAACGAGATCGAACGCACCGCACGCACCGTCACGAACCAAGCCCTGAACGACGGCATCACCCAGGTCGCGGATCACCTCGACATGCGGCGGGTTTGGGTGGCCGAGCGTGACGCGTGCGTCGTCTGTTTGGCCTTGTCCGGTCGTGTGGTGTCGGTTGGCCACGAGTTCCCCATGGACGCGACGTTCGGGGCGAAACCGTTGGTTTGGAAACCGATCGGCACTGGTCTGGTCGGTCCGCCACGACACCCGAACTGTAGATGCCGCTGCACTCCGTGGAGCGGAGACGAACACGATCCGCTCAGCCTTCCTCGCGCACTACGCAGGGAAAGTGAGAGGTCTGTCCTCAACGGGTACGCGCGTCCGAGTGA